TAGCTGCCCACCTTGTAGCCGCTGGTGCTGCTAACCGGCACGATTACCGTGGCCGCCACCGCAGGCTGCGTGAACTGCGCCGTGGTCTTGGCGCTGGGGCTGAATACCGCGCGCCGCTTTTCGGTACGGCGGGCATAGTGCGCCATATCCGGCCTTGGCTTGGTCAGGTATCCATGATGATGATGCATCAGTGATGCCCTCCCTTCAGTGCCATGACACCGCCTCTGGCAGACTTGCCGAACATCAGGTCAGTGATTGCCCACACCGCAGCGTCCAACCTGTCCGGGGAACCCGCCCCTTCATAGCCGCGCTGCGTCATGAAGATCATCTGGTCCTCAAGCTTGTTCAGGTTGCGTCCATAGACGTGTCTCACCCGGCCTTGTTCGTAGAGCGCAGCGATTGGCTCAGCCCGCACCGCTTTGCCCCGGCTGGCATGTACTGGCCTGTAAGGCACTCGCCGGTCAACAGTGCGTATGGTATGCTCAACCATTGCGCCGCCGAAATTGGCCTCACCAACGATCATGTCAGCGTCGTTATTCTTGTATGTGGTGACCACCCGCCGTGCCCAGTCAGCCGGGCCCCAGTTGACAGTGGCGTCGTCCAGCACGTAGATCAGGCCGTCATCACCCAGCCCGGCACAGACGATGCCCACGTCATCCCCCACCTCATCATCATGGTCACCGCCACGCGCATGCTTTTCCACCCGGCGCATGTCTATGGCCCCTGACGTGCCGCTGGGATCAACGCCCACCACCACGCGGCGCATGTCAGGCAGGCTTTCCCAGCTGCCCATGCCCGCCGCCGTGGGGTTGGTGGGGCTGCGCATTTCCAGCATCGCGCGGGTCCACAGCGCGCCGGGCACGTCATCAAGCACCTCAGCGTGCAGTTCCTGCCTGCCCAGCCTTGTGCCCTCATAGCGGGTCTTCATCTTGGCGATGAAGGCCGGGCTCAGGTTCTCATAGTTCTCGTAAGTTGAGCCACGCGTCACATAGGTGTCAGGCGCATCCAATAGCTCACGGATCACCGGTATGGGCCTTGGCGTGGTGGTCACCAGCTGCTTGGGCTCACCTATGCGCAGACCAAATTGCAGCATGTCCCACGTTTCTTGGGCATAGCGCCACTTGGCAAGCTCGTCAGACCATGCGGCCTCATGCTCAGGGCCGCGCAGCTGCTCAGGGTCATCGGCTGAATAGGTATGGGCCACCGCCCCGTTGGGCCACTCCAGCCGCCGCAGGCTGGGCTTGTACACAGGCCGAAATTCAGGCGGGTGGCACCTCAGAATGCCACCCGCTGATTGCACCATGACATCGCGGGCATCAGCTGCCGTTTCTGCCACGAGCGCCATGTGCCCGCAACGCCCGTGCGCCAAAGGGGTTGCACCGCACATCATGGCGCGCACCCACTCTGCACCCATGCGGGTCTTGCCGTAGCCACGGCCCGCCATGGCCAGCCAGACGTTCCAGTCACCGGGCGGCTCCTGCTGTGACGGACGGCCCCAAAAGGACCAGTCATACTCCAGTACGGCCATTTCTTCGGGGGTCAGGTTGAGAAGGAATATTTCCCTCTCATGCGCAGGCAGTTCCTCTATCAGCCTTGAGGCTAGGGCAACGTTGACGTTCAATCTGGGCCCTCATGAGGGTTGGCCGCCTCAGCCGCTGGCACCTAGGACAATGCCGGGCAGCGAGGCGGCCCCGGATGCGTCAAGCCCTGCACGCTTGATAGTGCACCCTCGCAAGCAACTTACATTCCAAATGTGTCCATGTAAATGCCCCTGCTTTACTTCATCTGCAAGCGATAATACTCTGGTGACATGAAAACCGATTTGCGCCTGACAATCTATCGTATGCCAGATGAAACTGAGGGCCAGACCCTGCGCGCCAGCCACGTGCTGATGCTGGGCACCACGCCCTTGATCAAAGCTTATGTGAACCTGCCGCTGACGCCATGGTCACCTGAAATGGACTGGCCTGAAGACATGTGGTCGCTGGCCCTGTCACTGGAACGCGCCCTTGGCATCATGTGCAGCTACCGTGACATCCGTGGTGAGGTGGCCAAACCACCGATCAGCGCCAGCGCCGTCAGGCTCAGCAACGGCGGCGTCAGGCTGCGGTTCTAGGCAGCTTACGCCAGCGCACGTCGATATGGCACTGATCCAAGTCATTGCGCCAGCTATTGATGGTGACCAGCGTGTTGCATAGCTCACCGATGGCATGCGGCCCGTCCCATGGCCGCTCAAGGCAGCCCAGCAGACGGCCCTTGGGCGTGTAGATGGCCACCTTGATCGCGTATGTAACGTCAGGCTCAGGCGGCCCTTGCCCATCAGCCTCAGGCGGCTGCGTCTCAACGATGCGTAACGGTTCTACCATCCCGGCACTACGGTGAACGCCTTGGCCGTGGCAATGGCCGTGGTGGGCGCGGCGTTATCCGGCGCTGGCAACAGGTTCTTGAGCGTGATGCTGAGCCCGCCTATGGCTGTGATTTCGTACTTGCCGCCAGTGGCAATGGTCACATATTGGCCCACCACAAGGCCCGTGGCGCTGGTGACCGGCACCACCACCGTGGCACCCACGGCGGGCTGTGTGTAGCCTGCGGTGGTCGTCGTTGGCGTAATGGTGGCAGGCCGTAGCAGGTCATAGTCAGCCTGCGCCGCCGTCAGCGCCAACGCCTTGGTGGCGTAGTCGGCAGTCTTGGCCTTCAACCCGTACTTCTGATGATTGAAGCGACTCATGCGGTAGACCGCGCCAACCCGCCTGATGGCGTGCATGGCCTTGCCCTTGGTGTAGTAGGCTGGTTCCATGCGCTGAATGGTGTCGGTAGCGGTGCGCAGGGTGACGGGCATCAACTGGCTTCCTCTTGCTCTTGGGCAGCCCTACGGCGGGCGTTCAGGCGCTCGGTCATCTGGTTGAGCTTGCGGCGCACGTTCTCACCCGCCGCAGCCGGTGTGGTCACCTCAGGGTCAGGTGCCGGGGCGGTGAACACCATGGCCTTTGGCCCGTAGCGGGCAGGGTCGGTCTTCTCAGCGTAAATCTTGCCAGCGTTGACGCGCACCCCGGCATCCCATGTACCAGCCTTGCCATCCTCAAGAATGCCATCAACCAGCAGCTCAGCCTGAATGGCCTTGGCCCTGCGGTAGCGGGCGTTGATGTCAGGCTCCTGTTCAAGCCACAGCAAAAACGTGCCGGGCAGTGGGTAATCTCGGTTGTTTGAACATACCGCGTTCAGCGTCTCACCATTGGCAATACGATCAATGATGGCCAGCGCAACGTCAGGGTCAAAGTCCCTTGGCCTGCGCCTATAGTCTTCCTCAGCCCAACGCGGCTGGTAAATGGTCACTTGCGGGTGAGGACGTGCCATGACCGGAGTATTACTCAACCTTGGCCGTAAGTCAAATACCGCTCAACCGGGGAGCCTCATCAGCCAATTAAGGCGCGTAGGAGTGATAAGTGATAGGTTGGTGATAAGTGGCTAAGTGCGCGCGCGCGTTTTTTAATTTGGTCGTGCTTATCACCTTATCACATTATCAAGGGGCATATTTTTTGAAGGGGTATGCCTTCCCGTGCCTGCGCGTAGAAAAGATACGTTCTGTGATAAGCGACTTGACGCCCTAACACGACCATGCTAAGACGATCACCAGCCGGGCCCCCGGCCAACGCAAACCTGCAACCAACCTCAAACCTAGGACCAGAACCATGAAAACCGCCTTCACCACCTACGCCGCCCACGCCACCGCTGACGGCCACCATGACCTTGCCAAACGCCTGCGGGCTGAAGGCCGCGCCTGCGGCTACCTGATCCGTGAATGCCTGCGCCGTGGCCTAGTCGTCTCAATCAATGACGGCGGTGAGTGGTGCCTGATCCGCAGCAACAACTACCGTGCCATCATGTGCGCTCTGGCCTCAACTGACGGTGACACGGTGCACGTGCGCCACCCCGGCCAAGGCGTCAGCGTGGGTAGCTTCTACCTCGTCTACGGCAACTCTGGCCCTGAGGTCATCGCCGACTATTCTGACAACCCCGCCTGCAACGCCATCATGACCGCCATCCAGCCCAAGCTTGACGCACTTGAAAATAACTGTTGAGGAGTATGCGACAACCTGCTAGACCAATCAGACCGGGGCCTCCCCGGCCAACCTGCAACCTGCAAACACTAGGACAAATCACATGAAACGACCTGTAGCACGCATTCGCATACTCGTGTCTTCAAACCCGAAGAAGCCCGGCAGCATGGCTTGGCACCGCTTCAACTTCTACAAGGAGGGCATGACCGCCGACCAGTTCAGGGCTGCCGGTGGCCGCCGTGATGATCTGCTAAATGACACGGCCAAGGGCTTCATCGCCATTGACGTGCCAGCCCCTGCCACCACCGCTGCACCCGCTGGCAGCGGCAACCGCAGCGCCGCCGTCAACCGCATCCGCAACCTGCTGAGCAAGACCACTGAAAACGGCTGCACCGAACAGGAAGCCATGGCCGCCGCCCAGAAGGCCGGTGAACTCATGGACAAGTACGGCATCCAGCAATCTGAAACCGAAATCAAGGCTGAAACGTGCATCAACGGCAGCCACGGCGCTCACCGTGCCCGCCCGCACCCCAGCCAGTATTGCAGCAAGACGATTGCCGAATTCTGCAACTGCGTGGTCTGGCACAAGCGCGGCAGCGGGGAAATCAACTTCTTCGGCCTCCCGGCTGACGTTGAAGTGGCCACCTACCTGCTACGGGTCATTGAGGGCGCTATGGACCGCTCATATCTGACCTACCGCAAGGCTACTCACGAGCGCACCGGCATGCGCCTGCGCAATACCTTCATGCTGGCCTTTGTGGACCGCGTCAATGCCCGCTTGGTAGCAATGTTGAAGGCCCGCCATACAGACACGCTCATGACCACCACCGGCACCAGCCTGATGGTCGTCAAGAATGCTGTGGTGAAAGAACAGTGGGATGCCCAAGACATAAAACTGGCCAAGGCCAAAAGCGTGCGCATTGCCATGGCCCGCAGTGACGCCGCACGCGCTGCCGGGCAGGCCGCTGGCAACAAGGTGCATCTTGGCACCGCCGTGACCGGGGGAGCTAGCCAGAGCCGTATTACCCAGTAATCTCAACCACTTGCCTGTGGTGGTCTGCGCTGCCACAGGCAAGCCTGCAAACTAGGACAACGCCCATGCTGATGCTGAACAGCCTAATCGCTGACTACTGCCTGCACAACCCCATCACCTATTGCCCGCCCGACCCTCAGCTACACCCTAAACCATGGCCGCCGTGCCCGGCCAAGATGGCCGCCCCCACCTCCAAGAAACGGGTCAAGCACGACTACGGCATCTTGCTGTCACACGTTCAGAACCCGAAGAAGAAAGGCAGCGCCGCACGTGATCGCTACGCGCTCTACCGCGATGGCCTCACAGGGCCTCAATTGCTGGCCCTTGGCCTGCGCCCTGACGACCTGCGCTGGGACACCGCCCATGCCCACCTGACATGGACCAACCCATAGTGTATGCTGCCCGTCATGCCGCTGTTCACGCATGACCCTTCACGACTTCACCCGCCCCCAGCGGATGAACCGGCTCAACCGCCGCCAATGCCCAATCCCCAAACGGTTGAGCCGGACCCGCCACGGGTCAGGAACCTCTATCAGGATGGTCAGGTCAGCACCACCATAGTGGCCATGGTGCTGGGTGAGACAGGCCAGCCGCACCGCTACATGTTTGTCAGCGTCAACCGCAGCCAGCGCGGCAAGGGCTATGCCCGCGCGCTTACTTCACAAGTGATGAATGATCTGGATCACGATGGCAAAGACTGCACCGTGATCATCCGCAACGTTGAGCCAGACGTGAGTGTCTCCCGGCTGGCGGACTTCTTCCGCTCATACGGCTTCACTGACATTGCCCCCGGTGAGTTTGGTGAGCCGCAGCTGTACCGTGAGGCACAGCCCTTCATTACCCCGCTTTAATCGCTTTACAACACGACAAGACGATTGTATGGTTTAGCCTTCTCAACAGGAGGCCAACCAGCCATGTCTACCGTAGAAGTCTACCACGGCCCCGTTCACGTGGCATCTGTGGAAACCCCTGAGACCGGGGAAGACGCGCTTGAATACGCCTATCAGGCCACCCAGAACATAGAGGGTTCTTGGTCGCGCCCCGGCAACCCTGACTACCGTGAATACGTCACCGTGCGCGCGCCGCTGCCGCAGACGGCGCTCGGCCAAGAGCGTGGCCTGCGTTCAAGCATGATGGGTGACCGCTTTGTGCTTGATGGCACCACCTATGAGGTGGCCTCATTCGGTTTCAAGCAGGTGACCAATGCCTAAGCAATGGCGGCCCGCCACCGTTGAAGACTTGCTGCGCCGCATGCCCAAGCCCAAGCCAGCCACCATCAAGCAAGTGCCCGGTCAACCCTTCATCTTCATCAAGAGGACCCCCAAGTGCCCAAAATGAAGCACCAGATCACGCAGGCCCGTGAAGACGCTCTGGCAGACCGCGCCTTGAAGGCGCGGGCCAAGCTGCCGCCGCCCAGCATCACTGAAACCACGCATGCCACCGCTGCCAAGGCCAAGGCCAGAGCGGCGCGGCTGATGCTGCCCAACACCACCGCCACCGCCGTGCAGACCACGCATGGCTGGGTGGGCGTGGTTGTGCTGGGCGCTGACCAGCTGTGGCTGGTGCGTGAGGTCATCCGCAACGGCTGCCGCGCAGAGGTCTTGCCAGAGGTTGCGCCATGACCCGCGCCCTTGACCACATGGAATGGTTCACCCTGATTGACGGGTCAAAGAACGATTTGCCCATCATCACCACCTTGCTGGAGAACCTGCACGGCTACAAGACCAAGGGCTACACGCAGACCGAGCTCAATGATGATGTCAAGCAGCTGGTGCACCTGATACTGGCCATACGCATGCACCAGCTGAAGAACACACGGTTGAAGCCATGAACGAGCTGACCTTGGTGCCGCAGCAGCAGGCGGCACAGATCATCACCCTGCTATTTGAAAATCTGGTCACCCACCCCGTCAGGAGCGCCGAGGCATTCCGCAACGCCGCTCTTGAGGGCATACTGGCCATTAACCCCATGCTTGATGTTCAGGATGAGGCTGATGTCACCTACCTCAAGGACACCATCAGGGGCGTGGTTGCCTCAGGGCGCATGATTGACTTCGGCTACATACCCAACGCTATCATCATGTCTGAGAGCTTGGCCACGCGCCAGATGTTTGAGGCCGGTGAGCTTGCCCACCCGTTTGACAGCTGGCTGGGCGTCACCAGCTGGGAGGGCGGCTTCAACGGCTACCTTGTGGTGCCTCATCCCATCAATGGCTATGACACACTGGTGGTGGAGCTGTATGGCGTCCACATACCCCACTTGCACCCTGCCATATTGATCTATGACATGGTATCCATCGCAGTAGGTGGCATAGGTGACACGCGGGTGTCACCGGCCCACATGAAATACCCCGGAGGCCATGTTGAAACGTTGCAGGAACAGCGCAACCGGGGGAGCAATTCATTGGATCCGCTGGTGACCATGCTGAGGCTATTGGCGGATGCCTCAATACCCATCAGCCACACACCTCCCCCGGACAAGCTTAACAAGGCCCGCGCCAAGCGCGGCAAGCCGCCCATACCGGCCCACAACGTGGTGCACACGCGTGATTATGTCAGCTACTGCCAGAGCCACGCCAGCGGCAAGAGAACCGCTCAGGGCGGCCAGCACGCCAGCCCTGTGGCCCATTGGCGGCGCGGCCACATGCGCCACCTCAAGAGCGGCGTGCTGGTGACCGTGCGCAGCGCCAAGGTCAACTGGCGCACCGCTGATGACTTGCACAGGAAATTTTACAAGGTATGAGGATGCACCCCGTCATGGAAGCAATGCTCTGGGGCATGGCCATAGGGGCCATGCTGGTGCTGGTGATGTGGCGCGGCTGAAAATATCGCTTTACATCAAAGCGACAAGCGTTTAGAAAGGACTGTCAACCAACCGGGGAAAGGACCCGTTATGCCTGAGATTGATGAAGACGCCCGCGCCTACTGGGCCGTGCTGAATGGCCCGGCCGATGGCTGGGGGCAGCATTGCCACCCGCGCTACGGCGCAAGCCACAACATGCTGCGCCTGATGCGGCAGAAGCACGGTGAGGCTGCCTTTGATGCTGCCCTTGACCGTACGCGCTCCGTGGCGGTGCAATCATGACCCGCGTGCAGATACCCGCCTATACCGATAGGTGGATGATGGGTGACCGCTACGGCACGGTCACCAAGATCACCAAGTACAAGGAGCGCTATGCTGGTGTGCCGTCACAGCGCTCGCGCACCGACGCCTATGACATTGCCCACGTCAGGCTTGACGTGAGTGGCAAGACCGTCAAGGTGGTCCTTGATGACTGCACGGTGGTGTCATGAACACCAAGCTGCAAGAAGCCTTGGCCGACCTGCGCGCGGCCATCTACGGCGGGCAGGACCGCCAGACTGCCATTGCTGAGACGGCTGAGTTCTACGGGCTGCGGCCCGAACTGCTTGACCGCTTCACCAAAGACATGCCGGTGGTGCCACTACCCAGCGCCCTGCCTGAGCCGCCGGAGCCCATTGAACGCAAGGCAGTGCGGCTGCGCAACATGCACACAGTGGGCTTTGACGCGCTCACCGGCTTGGGCACCCTGACTGAGCGCAAGGCTGCGGCGCGCCGTGAGCTTGACGCCATGGCTGATGATGAACTGGCTGAGGTGATGTTCGCCATGGCGCGGATGTTCAGAAAGGCGGTGCGATCATGATGCTCTATCACGGCACCGCCGCCCGCCACTTGCCTGACATCCTAGCCAACGGCCTCAAGCCGCGTGGCAAGCGCTCAGGCAATTGGCGGCACAGCGTTGAAAGCTGTCCTGATGCGGTCTATCTGACCAACAGCTATGCCCTGCACTACGCATACAGCGCCACCAAGCCGGGGGAGCCCATGGTGGTGCTTGAGGTGGATACCAGCAAGCTCAACATGTGGGCCTTTGCCCCTGATGAGGACTGGCTGGAGCAGGTGACCCGCAAGGATGCCGCTCTGGCCCCCATAGACAAGCCCATGAAGTACCGCACGCGTTGGTACCGCCGCCGCCTGCCGCAGTTTGCCCGGTTCTGGCGTGACAGCCTTGAGGGGATGGGCAACGCCACCTATCACGGTGTGATCCCACCTTCTGCCATCACGCGGGTGGCCACCGTTGACATGCAGACCTACGCCGATCTGGTGTGGGTAGCGGGTATGGACCCGCAGATCAATGTCATGAACTATCGCATCTGCGGCCCCAAGTACCGCAACAGCATGCGCAGGCTGTTCCATGACGTGGCTGAGCTTGAGCATGATGACCTTGACCGCTACGGCCACCCTGACCCGGCGCGTGAGGCTGAGCGCCAAGCCCGCATAGCTGAGGTGTGGGGGCGGGTTGAGGTGGCGCACACAAACCCCTGTGCCGAACAACGGGTGCTGCGGCAACAGCCAAATGAGGAGCGCCCATGATGAAGTGCCCGCATTGCAATCAGGAAGGGACCGCCTACTATATCAGCGGCTCCGGCACTGCCTCAAAGGTCTACGGCTGCAAGGGCTGCAAGAAACGGTTCCGCACCAAGATTGAGCGGCCCGCCCCGCCATTGCGCTGGGATGAGGCCAAAGAGGTACTGCCTGACGCTGACAGCTGACCAGAGGGCGGCCCGCCAGCGCGCGCGGGGCCTCTTGGCCGGTGTCTGGTAGCCCTCAGCCCCACAAAAACGTCTGGCGGGGCTGCCTGACGGGCCTGCGGGCATTGCCAAAGGCAACCATTACCCCTAAATGTGCTGGACCCTAGAGAAACCCAACCTTGGCCGCCCTTACCGGGCGGCCTTTTTGTTGGTGGGCATCATATGCTGAGCGATGATGCGGGTGTGCGGGTAGATGGTGCGGATCAAGCACAACAAATCAAGGCAGCTGATCTGCGCCTCATTCAATACGAGATAACCGCCGCCCGGTGGTGCAGCCGGTAGAAACAGAGGATGCTGCGCTTCAAGCAAACAGCATCTTGATGACCACGCCCACGGCCACCACCCCGGTGAATATGCCCCAATCCACAGCCAACACGGCCCACTTGCTTTCGCCATGATGCGGTTGCTGGCAGTCAGACCAGCGGCACTCCTCATACCACAGGCGCAGGCAGTAGTCGCACTTGGTGCAACGGTGAGCCTCTGATGGTCTGCGCCAGATGATCATGCCCGGTACTCATCCAGAAGGTCAACCAGCTGGTCAGGGCGCACGCACAGCAGCTTCTTGACCTTGTACCGGGGGTGATCACCCACCCACCGCGCCGCCGCCATCTGGGCGCTGGCCATGCAGCCAGCCGCCACCACAGGCTCTGACAGCTGCACCACGCGGCACTCAGCGTTCAGACAGGCTATCAGCACCAGCACCAGCATCACGCGCTATCCTTGCGCCGGATGGACACCAGTTCTGGCGGCGGTTGCTCATAGACCCTGTACTGATCCTGTATGGCGTCATGAACAACAAGGTTGGGCGTGTCTAGGTCAAGGCCCTCACGCAACAGGCCCGCCCGCTCCAGCAGGTAGTACACGCGTGAATGCATGTAGACCGTCATGCGCTGTCCTTGCGGCGGATAGTGATGCGCACAAAGTTATCCTGCACATCAACATTGCGGCGCACCACGGTGTAGGTCTCGCCATCGTCAAACGTCATGTCGTCGCCCGTGATGGGCGGGTTGTACATCTGGTAGCGGCCCTTTGAGCCGCCGCCCTCAATGAAGAACTCGCAAGTACTTGCACCGTTAGCCATGTGTCTTCTCCGTCAGTATCTGGGCCACAGCGGCCCAATCCCAGTCATGCGGGTCACCCACCCACTGGCCCAGCACGGTATGGCTGGGCAAGTCACGCAGGCCGTACTCAGATAACAGTCGTACGCCAGAACCTGCAATAGCCCACAGCGCATCCCCGGCTGAGCGGGTGCTGCCGATGCCCCCGGCCCGCACCAGCACCGTGCAGCGCACGCCCGCCTGCAAGTGGCGCTCAATCCACGCTACCTGATGCGGCCTGACGCCCACTGCCCATCCACCAGTGGCCTTGTGTTCAACCCAGCCGTTGATGCGGGTGTGCAGGTGCGCGTAGAAGCTGTCGGGCACCCCGGCCTGCGTGGCCCCGGTTTCAAGCGGGGTCCACAGCCAGCCCTTTGACTTGGGCAGGTAGGTCTGCACCACGCGGCGCAGACCGTTATCAGCAATGCTCACTTCTTGAGGTCTTTGTTCAGCTGCCCCAAGGCCCGCAGGCCGTCAGGGCTGGCCGCCCATGCGTCACTCTCAGCCTTGGTGGCGTCAAAGTCCCCGGCGTGATGACGTGACCTGATCTGGCTGGCGGCGTCACGTTTTTCGGGGCTGTAGGTGGGGTCTTTGATGATGGCCACCAGCGCCGTGTCAAGTTCCATGCCCGGCAGGCCGTGGTCTGACAGGTAGTCATGGAACTCATCACGCTCAGCGCGCGCCGCCAGTTCATCAAACCCGGCCCGCTTGAGTACGCTGGCCAGATGCTTGCTACTGGGGGCGGTCATTCACAGGTCCTCATGCCGGTTGATGGGTCAAAATAGCATGCCTGCCCATCGGCGTAATCCCCTATGCCTGCCAGCAACGCGTCAACCACCGGGCTAGCAAACGGCAGGTCCGGGGGTTCCGGGCTCAGCTTGAAGATACCGGCCCTTTTCCCGTCTGCATTAAACGTGGTGCAGCCTTTGCCGCCTTTCTCGTAGACCTTGGTGTAGACGCCCTTGAAGTCCTCCATGGGCATGGTGCCGGTCACGTTGATGGTCTTGCTGACGGCGCTGTCAACATAGCTCTGGGCACGGGTCAGCACGTCAACATGCTGGTTGGCCGTCACCTCACCAAACGCGGCGCGTTTCCCCCTCACATGCAGCTTGTCAAAGCCATAGTCGTACAGGTCAATGGTCCGCTTGCCTGCCAGCATGTTCACGTCACGCTCCTGCCGCCAGCGGAACACCGGCTCAGCGCTGCTTGATACGTTGTCAGCCGTCTGGCTGATGGTGCCGGTGGGTGCCACGCTGGTGTAGTGGCTGTTGCGCAGGCCCCAGATGCGGATCTGCTCCTGCACGTCCCTATCCAAGGTGCACACGTGCTTGCCCTTGAGGTAGCGGTCAGCGTCAAACAGCGGGAACGCACCCTTTTCACGCGCCAGCTGCGCGCCGGTCAGGTACGCTTCACGCTGGATCATGTGCATGATCTTGGCCTCAATATCCAAGAAGCTTTCAACCCCGTAGCTGTGGCCACAGGCTTCCAAGGCGTTGGCCAGCCCGGTGATGCCCACGCCCATGCGGCGCTTGCTCTTGGCCTCAGCCTCCTGCTCCGGCAGCGGGTACTTGGCGGCGTCAACCACGTTATCCATGGCACGTACGATTGGTGGTATGTCAGAGCGCAGGTAGTCCCAGTCAAACGCCCAGCGATTCTCGCGGCCCTGCCACGTCAGGTATTTGACGAGGTTGAAGCTGCCCAGCAGGCACGCGCCAAACGGCGGCAGCGGTTGCTCAGCGCAGGGGTTGGTGGCCTCGATGGTCTCGCAGTACCAGAGGTTGTTGCGGCGGTTGATGGTGTCTATGAAGATTACGCCGGGCTCGCCCCAGTCCCAATTGCTGAGCATGATTTCATTCCACAGCTCGGCCGGGTCAACGTGGTTGTAGACGGTGCCGCCGTGATGCAGCGGGAACGGCCTGCCGCTTTGCAGGTGGTCCATGAACTCATCAGTCACGGCCACGCTGATGTTGAAGCCGTTGAGCGCGTCAGGGTTCTGCTTGATGCGGATGAACTCAAGGATATCAGGGTGGTCTACGCGCAACATCCCCATCTGCGCGCCGCGCCGGTTACCGGCGCTGCTGGTGGCTTGCCCCACGCTGTTGAAGATCGGCATAAAACCTAAGGGACCGCTGCTGGCGCTTTGCAGCTTCTGTATCATTGCGCCGCGTGGCCGCAGGTGGCTGAAGCCGTAGCCGATGCCGCCACCCATGCGCATGGTCTTGGCGCTCTCATGCGCCCGGTCCATAATAGAAGACTTCTGCGGGTTGTCTCGGTCTGTGAAGCTGTCTGGTATGGTGCCTGACACAAAGCAGTTGTAGGCGGTGGTGTTCTTTGGTGAGCCCAGCGCTGCCCGGATACGACCGCCGAACAGGAAGCGCTGGTTGAGTGTGATTTCGTTGACTTGGCGGTAGTGGTGTTCGCCGTCTGCTACCACGCGGGCCACGCGGCTGGTGGCCTCACGGAAAGTCTCACCGGGTGCCCGGTATTTTTCGGCATCTAACTGGTCGGCATATACGGTCTGAGGTCCGTATTCCGGCATGTTCATTCCTCCTCGCTGGGGGTTGTACTAGGGGGGCTCCTAGATGGTGTAGGACTGAACGTTCTTCTGCCGGTAGTGATCCACCGTGAAACGTATGTCCTGATCGTTTTGATACATGTCACTGATGCGGGCCATCCAATCAAGGTAGCCTATGGGCACATTGGCCCACGGCTCATCCTTGTGCTTGCCAAAGGTCACCTTCTCAAGCAGAAATGGCGTGGTGCTGAGCCGCACCAGATCAGCCGGGCTGTGGCTGACCAGCATGCGTTGCAGTATGGCGGCGGTGACGGCGGCATCGTACAGGGCGCGGTGCGGCACCAGACCGTCAAGCAGCTTGGCGGGTGGCTCGGCTTTCAGCCAGTAGCGCAGCGTCTGGTTCTTGTACTGGGGGGCGTCAGGCCACAGGTGCTTGGCGCAGCGGTAGGTGTCTATGACGGCTAGGCTTAACTCAGGGAGAAAGGCCATGTCGTAGGGCGCATTGTGCGCGCAGTAGAGCATCTGGCCGGGCCGCTCCATGGCCTTCATGCTGCCTATGATGATGCCGCGCGGGGCGCAGTTGGGTGCCCCCGGTTGGCACCACGCCGGGTCTATATGGTGGGCGGCGCGGGCTGCCGGGTCAAACGGCTTGAACGTCTCAATGAAGCAGCCATGGCCGGGGCCGAAGACCCATTCACCATCCATAAAGTTCAGGCTGACCCAAGCGATTTCACAAATTTCAGCACCAGCTGCCGGGTCAAGGCCGGTAGTCTCAGTGTCAAGCACCACAATACAGTCAATCACCCTAGTACCCTCAACGTATTGTTTTTACTTGTTAATTATGGAACTGGTCTACCGGGTCAAAGCCGCTGGGCCGCTTTGACGTAGGGTCATGATACGCTCCGCCAATTGCTACGAAAATAGGTAAAAGGTACGAGAACGTAAACAAAAACTTTCTGGACCCCCGGTCCATTTAGTCCCTTGCAGAGGTATGCGAGGAATGCTACAACTCGTAGATCGTCAACGGGCCAACGCGCCCATTTCTCTAGGGGTTAACCAAATGCTTTCTGAACTTTCTCTGGCACAGCTGAACGTTGCCTACAATCGTGCAGTGGCTGAACTGGCCCTGCCACTCAAGGAAATCAAGGGCTTCAAAGACAAGCCCTCTGGCGTGGCCCGGCTCACCAAGGTAATGGCTGATCACAATCTTGTGCTTGACGGCACCAAGCTGGTTAAGGCCAACGGCGCTGATACCACTGAGCCAGACGGCCTTGCCGGGCTCAACGCTGACATGGCGGGCCTGAATGCCGCGCTGACGCCCGCCGCTGAGCCCACCAACGTGGTGGCGTTCAAGAAGCCCGTCAAGGCCGCGCCTGCGCCCAAGGCGGCCAAGCCCGCACCCAAGGCCAAGGTGGGCAAGCCGGTGGTGGTTGCCACCAAGCGCGTGCCGCTCAACAAGCGTGGGCCGCAGGCACAGTTTGCCGATCATCAGGTCATCACCCTGCTGGTGGCCAACCCCAAGAAGCCGGGCAGCATGGCGTTCAGGCGGTACAAGCTGTATGTGGATGGCATGACCGTGCGTGAGGCGCTTGACGCCGGGCTGCGCCGGGATGACTTCAGGTGGGACACCGCCAAGGGGCACATCAGCATCAAGTGATCAAACAGGGCCCCTGCGGGGGCCCTTTTCAATTCATCTGTACCCATGCCGCCCGCAGCTTCTGGCAGTCAGGGTCTTCACCGATCTCAATGAACTCCGCATCGGTGGGCTTGCGCTGCGCCAGCGCGGCGGGCAGCGCTGCATCGTAGACGGCCCACTCCCCACAGTAGAAGCACATGCTCACGTCACCGTCAGAGGGCGTCACCACCTCACCGGGCACGGCATTGCTGGCGCGGTCATTCTTGGCCCCGCACCACGGGCAGCGTGATATGATCTTATGGATAGACACGGACAGGCTCAAAGAACCAGACGGCATCGCCGGTCATATGCTCCTTACTCAGGTCAATGTCATCACGCGCCAGCAGGCGGTTGTTGTCAGGGTTGAACTTCAGCTTGGCCGCCCAACGTGTCACCTTGCCGCCGCCGCCGCGCTCACAGGTGTGCACCATCAACCCGTCTTCACGCCCCGGTATGTCACGCACCGGCACGTCAGGACGCTCCTGACCCACAGGCAGGCTGGCCATCCATATCTCTGAAATGAATGACACCATGGTCAGGCTGGGGTCCATGGCGCAAATCTCACGCACCAAGGTGAAGATCATGTGCTTGCGCGGCCCGGCGTCAAACATAGCCTCCATGACATGCACGGTGTCACCGCGCCGCATGTTGAAGTAGGTCACCGGGTTGGTATCGTAGCTGCCCTTGGTGGCGAACTTGGCCTGTGCAAACGTGATGTTCCATTCATGGAACTGGTCAAGCGTCATCGGCTCCAGAAATTGCATAGGGTGAAAGTGAAGTGGCGAATCTATATCTGCTAATGTTCTCATGTCCATGGCTCCTTTGCTTCACCCCATGTGGGCCCCACCTCAAAGTCAACGATTGTGGGCACCAGCAGCGGCGTTGTCTCAATCATAAGCTCCTGTACGTACAGCGCCACTGCCTTGTCAGCGGTGCTGATGCCCAGTTCATCGTGCAGCTGTATCAGCGGCGTGACGCCTGCCTGCCAGACCGCCAGCATGGCACGCTTGGTCTGCCGTGCCGCGCTGCCCTGCACCAGATTGTTCAGCGCCTTGCGGGTGTCAGCCCGCCGCAGCCGGGTCTGTGACCACGGGTGGTCGGGGTCAAGTTGGCGTTCCTTGGCCTTCTCAATGGTGGTTGGCTCCAGCTTCTTGCCAGCCATTTCTGCCTCGGCGCGCTCAGCGGGGTTGACGTAGCCGCCTTCCCATTGCGGGTAGTGCATGCGGGCCCCGTCGATCAGCCTGATGTAGCCGCGCATGTCGGCGGCGCGCTTGCACTTATCCTCAAGGCTCTTGATGTAGGGCAAGCGGTCATGATAGTCCTGCAAGATCAGGTCAGCCTCATTCATGCTGACGCCCAACTCCTCAGCAAGGCTGCGCTTGCCCTTGCCGTAGGTCATGGCAAGGTTGAGTATCTTGGCGCGCGACCGGGGGAGGCCGGTCATGTCCGCCACCATCTGGTGGTAGTCAGTGCGCGGGTTGTCACGGTAGCGCGCCACGGCAGCCTCTGCGCCCTGCGCGCCCACCCGGCTGGCAAAATGCACGGTGACACGCGGCTCTTGCTGGCTGTAGTCCAGTGATACCCAGCGCTCACCGGGCTCAGGTAAAAAAGCCCGGCGTATTTTACCACCCATGGCGTCCTTGTCCGGGCTGGGCATCTGTTGCAGGGGCGGCTCGCTATAAGAGAACCGGTGACTACGGGTTCCCCCGGTCGTGTCACGGTATTGGTGGATCTCAGCGTGGATGCGCCCATCCACCGCGTAGCCCAGCAGATAGTTCTGGCAGAACTTGGCGGCGGCTTCCTCATACAGTTCAGCGGTGGCGCAGGCACGCGGCAGCGGGTGTTCGGCCTTTTCCATCCAGTCTTTGGTGAAGCTGCCCTGCTTGGCCTTGAGAGTCCGGGGGAACCATATGTGGCTCTGGGTGAACCACTGCTCCATCTGTTTGGGGCTGCGGATTTCAGTCATGCTGGCGGCGCGCTTGAGCTCCAGTAGCTCACCCACCTCAGCCAGCGCCGCGTCACGCAGGCCGTGGAACTCACCGATCAGCTGCTCAACATAGTCAAGATCCAGCCTGATGCCGCGCTTGCGCATGGCCACCACCATGGGCACCAGACCCATTTCAGTCTCATAGGCTTGCATGAGCTCCTGCTCGCGCATCAGCGGCAGGGTGTGCTGCCACAGCGCCAGCGTTTGTACGGCATCAACCGTGGCGTAGGGTGCCGCAAATTCGGCGGGCACCATGCTGATGAACTCACGTGCCTTTTTAGGATCATAACCCGCCGCCTCAACGGCATCTGTCAGCATGCGGGTATCCTTGCCCGGCAACCCTATGCGGTGGCAGCAATCGTCAAGACTGTAGTTGTATTCAGTTTCATCCACCATCACGCAGGCGGCCAGCGTGCAGTTGATGTCAGCGCCGGTCAGGTCAGCGCCCATGCGGGTCAGCCAGCCATAGTCATAGGCGGCACTATGGAACACCAGTCTGGTGCCACTCTTGGCCAGATCGGTGATCCATGCCACCGCCTGCTCTTGCGCAAAATTGACGGTGTTGGGGTGGTTGATGGGCGCATAGCCGTTGCTGCCCTCAGCTGCCCAGCTGATGCCACAGACATAACCTTCTTGAGCAAAGGCCCAGCCGGGACCGATCTTCTTGATCAGGCCCCGGTCAAAGGTTTCACAGTCAAGCACCACCACGGGCCTGCCACGCAGGTCGGGTAGCTCAGTGGGGGGTAGCCACTCACTGGTGGGACCGTACAGGCCCAGCTGCCCTTCCATATGGCGGCGCTTCTTGTACTTGGGCACGGCTAGAACTGGGGCTGATTGCTCTCAAGCTCACGCCGCAGTTCTTCAGCCAAGGCTTCTGTGCTGGCCTCATTATGCTGGCCACCGTCTTCAGGCGTGCCCACAGCGGGCCGCTGGGGCGCACCAGACGGTTCATCACCATCTTGTGACCTACGGGGCCGCCAAGGCCGCTCAGGCGCGTCTGTGGCCTTGGGCAGTGTCTGAGTGCGCCCAATGCCCTGCCGCCCGCTGTTGAGGTCCCTAGCCATGGTAGCGGCGGCCTCTGACCGCTGGCTCTGGTCACGCATGATCTGTTGCACGCGTGCCTTGGCCTCGTCACGGGTTATGTGCCACGCCACCGCCAGCGCGCTGTAGACATCAGAGCCATCGTAGGGCGTCACCGGCTTGCGCAGGCGGTCAGCCACCAGCTTGGCGTAACCGGCAATGTCGTCCCAGTGATCAGGCTCAGACGCATCACCGCAGACGATGCGCGCCATCTTGTGCGCCACCATGTACAGGGCATGCCGGTGCTGGTCACTCAGCGTGGACCAGTTGCGTTCATGCTGCAAGGCACGCATGATCACCCACGTTGCCCGGCTGTTCTCAGCAAACTCGCCGTGCACAGATGGGCGCTGGTTCAATATTTCGGTCACTTTATCCAACATTAATTCTCCTTGTATAGTTGCGCCAGCACAGCTGCGTGGCGGTCCTCTTGTTGCTCAACCCAAGCATACACTCGGTTGCGTTCACCTTCAGCCTCAATCTCATTGACCAGCTTGAGCGCCGCCTGCCGGGTGCGCAGTATGATGGGCTCGGCCAACAGATTGCCCAGCTGGCGTTCAACCATGCCAAACAGCATCATTTCAAACAGGTCACAAATCTTGATGCGCCGCTTCACGTCAGGATGCAGCACGGGCACATATAAATCCATGGCCTCAAGCGCCTTGAACTCAACCGCCTCAATGGCGGTCTTCAGGTCGGGGTTCTTGCTCTTGGTAGGGAACGGGATGTCACCCGTCACCAGTTCAGCCGCGTCGTGCAGCCTGATGAACCGCTCAACCGGGCTGCTGAGTTCACCCCAAATCTGCTGGTAGACCAGCGCTACCTGCCAGCAATGCTCGCCCACGGTCTGGCTCTGGATGGTCGGCCATGTGTGGTAGCGTTTGACGCGGCCTGCAAAGGCCACGTTGTCCGTTACACCGTCACTCACTGTACGCTCACTCGTCTTCGTCAACATAACCCTTTCCTGCCTTCCCTTGCTTGGCTTTGCCGCTTGGTGCGGCGTCGTCATCATCAACCTCACGCAGCCGCGCCTTGGCTGCCTTGCGTTCTGACTGCGGCAGCGGCGTGTGCGCTATGGCGTCAGTGGCCCGCGCCACGCTGGCCGCGCTGGCGCGCACATTCACCTCAACGCGCCCGGTGCCGCCGCACATTTCACACTCACGCTCAGCATCAGCGCTGGGCGTGCTGTAGACGCGCCCGCTGCCGTGGCAGGCGGCGCAGTCAATGATCTTTCTGACCGTGCGGAAGATGCTCATCTGGTTATTTCTCCTGTTCGATGGTACTCACGCAGCGCCTGTTGCAAACCAGCCAGATAACCATCCTTAAATCCATCTGTATAGCCGGTAAAAAAGCCTGCAAGCGCAGCTTTGCTTGTTACCCCTTTAGGTACATACGGTCTTCCTGTGCCTGAGTACCCGTCAAAACCTATCGTATAGCCTATGTCATAACCAACGTCGTATTGCTGGTCATATTCCACGCTCATCTTTGTTACCATCTACGTCACAGCGTGGGTAACGGTAACCGTCCTCACGTGACAGGTAAGCGTTCTGGTTCAAGATTTCCCTGCCGATGCGCTCACGCCAACGGTCAAGCCGCCGCTCACGCCAGCGCCGCCACCATTTCATCATGCGTTTTCCCTTACCTTTGCCTTGCGATCCAACCACGCCATGGTGGCCATGCGCCAGTCAGGCGCGTGGATATTTCTGGCCCACGCCATGGCTGACGTGTTGGCGTTGCCTGCCCGGCGCTCAATGTTGGCCATGTACATGGGCCATGCCGTGCCGCTCAGAAACGTGTTCTTGAACCTGTCCGCCATGGCCGCCTCAGGGTCATCCACGTAGGCGCGCACCTCACGGTCAAAGCTGGTGGGGTCAGCCACCAGCTGCGTGGTGCCGGGGTAGCCGTTCATGATGCCCGCCTGCGCCCCCACAGGGTCCGCCAGATGCGCGGTGTTGTCGTACATATGCCAGTTGAAGCTGAACTGCGTCAGCCGCCCCATGGGCACGCCCAGCCGCGCCGCCAGATATTCCTGCAAGATGCTGAAGTGCACGGCATTGGCCCCGTAGCAGCCCCACACGATGTCATTGCTGCGGCAGCACACCGCCATGTCCAGTTCCATATTTGAATGCAGGCGCAGGTAGATGTGGGTGTTGCAGGGCTTATCCTTCAGGTGCGGCTGGTCAAGGTCTTGCTCGCCGTCCCACATCTGAATGACCGCCTGCCGCGTGCCGGGGTCACGCGCCAGCATGTCAACCACCACGTCAAGCTGGTCTAGCTCACCAATGCGGTCACCGCCTACGCTGAAGCTGCCCGCAAAGTGCTGACGCCACCGGTAGCCGTAGGCCCCGTGCTGGTGGCCGTCAGGCTCAGCAAAGCGCTGGCTGAAATCACTGACGAACTGGTCAAGCCATTTGGCGTCATTGCGCCCGGCCAGCATCCATAGCGCTTCATGCAGGTGGAACACAGGGTTGGCGTTGCGCACCGGGTCAAACAGCACCCGCTGGCGCGGGTTGTCATAGATGGTGGTCACCGGGCCCGGCATCACCAGAACGCGCCCGGCGCGGCTGTCTTCAGGCACGCCCAGCCGTCTGATCAGGTTCATAGCCTCAGCCCATGCGTAATTGACGTTGCCTGCATGAATGGTGAACAAATCAAACTCCTCAAAAAAAGTGGTGACAGGGGGCAAAGGACCCTTGAGGGAAATCCCCCTGTCACCGGGCTTGCATACATGCTTCGTATTTATGGGGTATGCACTTTCCTAGCCGTGTCACCTTGACCCCTCTAGTAGTACCGGGGATGCGTAACCCGGTGGGGAGGTAGGGAGGTGACTTTCCGTTATCGGGCTGGCCGCTCGCCCTCAATGAAACCCTCCCCTGATGGGTCTACCTGCTTTAACTCCTTTAGCCATTGTGACAGTGAGTAATGCCACTGGTCTACCGGCGTGTGATTATCGCTCTGTGTATGATCAGTCATGTTGCTGCCGCAGCAACAGACACCGCTGCTGACCGGCGCATTCTTCACGAACGCAGCAAACTCTCGGTACTTCTCAATGCGTGCCACCGCCGCATCAAAAAATGCATGGATTTCTGCCTCAGCTTGTTCAACGCGCCGGTTCATAGCCCCAACAACTCCTTGACACGCGGCAGCGCCGTCTCACGGCTGTGTGTCTCAACCTTGATGCCCACCGCCTGATTGCTGCGGCTGGTGGTGAACAGTGCCTTATGCTTACGCTCGGTATGATACAGGTCAAGCGGCTTGGTATTGCCCTTGGCCGCCCGCCGTGCTTGGATTGACTGCACACATTCATCAAGACTGGTATCCAATTGAATGACTGTCAAGTCTGGTCCCATGGCCAGCAGGCGCTTCTGGCCGTAGCTGCTGACAGCAATGCCTTCCCACAACACAGACTGGCCCTGCGCCGCCTCAGCGCTGATCTTGGCGCACACCTCATCAGGCCCGCCCGGCCAGCCACCTATGGTGTCACAGCCGCCGCACTGCGTCTCATAGCGGCCCATGATGGTAACCGGGGGAGACAGCCAGCGGTATCCCCCGGTCTTGCGGATGCCCTGCTTGTTGGCGGGCCCCAAGGCAAAAGGCACGGATGTGTACAACCCGCCCAGCGCGGCAATCACTTGCTCGGCAATATAGGTCTTGCCGCTGCCGCCCGTGCCCCTGATCAGAACTATGGCCATGGTCAATCCGTTGGTCTGTCAGGGTCAGCCGGGTCAAAGGCCATGAAGTAGTCAGCGTCCATCGGCCACGGTATGGGGTCACCATTGGCGTCTCTGCGCGGCTCTGACTTCATTGCTTCACTTATTCTACCGCTGCGCAGTGCATCACTGATCCGCGCGCCTTCTTTGGCAAGCAGCCGCTTGACCTGCACTTCCAGCTCCTTGGCGCGCTCCTTCCAATCGTCGCGGTTGCTCTCGGTTTTGTAGATACGCTCGTTCAGCCGCTCTACCTCTGCCTCCTTCAGCAGTAAGTCTTGCCCATTGTTCAGCGCCGCTTGCGCGAGGCCACGGCACTGCTCCTCCAGCCGCTCGACCTCTGTTTTCAGCTTGCGGATTTCTGCATTGGCATCTGCCGGTCGCCAAGAAGTAGCGTCTTCTTGCTTCAGCCGCTCTATCTCTGCCTTGGCTTTCTCGAGTTCGACCATGCTGGGGCCAAGCAGTTCCGCTGCACGGTGTATCAGGTCTTCATAGCGCCTGATGTCTTCAGCCTTGTTCTCAAGCAGCTTGATCTGATCCTCAAGCTTGATCACCTTGGCATATAGCCGGTCAAGCTCCTCAGCTGCGTCTATCAGCAAGGGCACGTCAGTCAGGTCGTTATGGTAGGCTTGACGCAGCTTTTCAGGTATGACGCTCATCAATGGGCCTCACCGGTTGCTATCTTGATGACGGTGTTGGCAAAGACAATCGCCTGCTCCTTTGACAGTGCAAACCAAGCAACCGGGGTGCCAAAGCTGAGGTGGACGTTGTCACCTATCTTGCTGACCGCTATTTGCAGTTCACCCTCATCGTGCTGGTTCAACTTGCCTTCAGGGAATTTGCCAGTTGGTCCTAGTTTCATTTCTGGAATACCTTTGCGGCATAGTCGCTCAGCGCCTTCATCACCTGAGGCTCAAGCGCAATGCTGTTGGTGACGCTCAGGCCATCTGACGTGCGCAGCCATATCTGGTAGCCGTCAAAGCTGGCATAGAGCCCGTCACCAAGGTACACCTGCTCGCGTTCACCGGCAACTATCAGGTCATTCATTTCTGAACCTCATCAAATCATTGATCAGTGGTGGATTAAGCTTGTAGCTGGGGCATGCCAGCTTGGTCAGTTCCAGAGCCCTTGCGCCAGACAGGCTGTTGACCACCGCCAGCACCCGCGCGCTGAACCAGACGCTGCGCCCGCGCCCCGCCTCACAGTGGATCAAGGCGCAGTGCCCGGCCATGATCAGGTTGGCTACGATCTCAGTCATCAGGTCAGCATCATGCGGCACCGCGCTGGGTGAACAAAGCCAGCACAGGTAGATGCGGCCCTGTTCCTCACCTGATAGGTCGGGGTCAACCTTTGACCATAGGTTGACCACCATGGTGATGCCCGCGTTCTCAAGCATGCGCCACTTCTGCGCGGCGGGCCACGTCAGGAAGTGGCCGCGCTGGTACAGCTTGCCCTCAATGATGGTGTTGGCGCTAGCTCGGCTCATCTGGTCCCCCTGCCCCGGTGTTCGGGTAAATACCCATAGCCTTCTCAACCTCACAGCACAGCGCCTGACACACCGCATCATAATCGCTGGTCGCCGTGACCCATTGGATGCGATCTTTTACCAGCCCATAAAGCTGCTCAAACGTGATGCCCTTGACCTCGGTATTTGCCCGGTGCGTGCCACCGACAAACGTGCCTGAGAATTTATTCACGTGCATACACCCTGTTGATCGGTTGATCTGCCTTCACAGATGCGTGGTAGTCATATTTGGTATCATCCCACACAATGCCCCTTGTCCGCAACCACCCTGCAACATCAAGCCTGCGCTTGCGCCAGCCCTGTATCTCACCAAGGCACTCATGCGGGTCTATGGCGGCGCGCGCCTCATACAGGCGGCTCTGTAGCCCGGTGGCGCGCCAGTGGTCAGCGTAGCGGCTGTAGCTGTATTCAAGCTCCTCATCATGCTGGTTGCCCGCGTAGTCCTTGCCGCTTTCATAGCCGCTGCGGTACTCGCACAGCAGGGTGGCGTACAGGAAATAGCTGAGCTCCATGCCCAGATCAGATTTCACCTCTTGGGCAATCTCATTGACCACACCTTGCTCACCGGTCATCAGGTCAGCCACCCTGTCCGGTTTCAACAGCATCAGGCACCTGATGGGGCTGTGGGCCCCCACCGCCCGGATATCGTACAGGTGGGCCTGCATGTGGCCGCGCCGCCGCATCAGTTCCAACAGGCGAATATTGATATATCTACCAAATTGATAGATTTTGTCAGCGCTCTCCCACCAGCCGTCATACTCAGTCAGTGGGTCCAACCAGCGCGTCTGGCGCAACCGGGGGAACTCATGTTGTGCCCAATGGCTGAAGCTATCCACGCAGCTGGCAAACTTCAGATAGGTGGGCAGGCAGCGGCGGGGCTTGCGCTTGTGCACGCCCTTCCAGTTCTCCTTCAGCCACATGGTGAATGGGCCAAGGCCCTCAGCTTGGTAACGGTCCCATGACCAGCTGTTCCAAATGCCCTCCCCGGTCAACACTGAGTAGCCTGCCAAATACAAACCGGCGCGCCACGTCTGCTCCTCAAGGGGCAGGTCGCGGCACAGATAGTCAACCACCCGCATGTGCGGCGTTGGCTCACCGATTGCCGCCTTGGCGTGGGCAAACTTGACGAACTTGTCCATGTGCCAGTCAGCACCGTGGTCGTTCTCAATGGGTTTGATGGCGCTCATTCTTCTCTCCTCAAAAGGTGGGGGCTTTCCACCCCCTTGCCGGGTTTTGCCCACACCGCTCAGTGGTCTAGCTATTAAGGCGATTGGTTACGCCACCCTTACGGGCAAGGTTGCCACCGGACTATTGGCGCGCCGTCTTGACCAGCACGGGGATTCGGGCGGCGCGCCTCAATCCCCTAATCATAATCTCCGTTCAACCAGTCATCAAGCATGTTGTTGGCGTCGCTGTCGTCATATTGCTCAGGCGGTGATTTCATGTACCAAGCGCTGGCCGCATGCACCGGCCCGCCCTCACTGCGGTCCTGCGCCACGGCAGCGCAGCGTATGGCATCCATCACCACGCCCGCGCTGTTGGGGCTATCCCATACCTCAAGCTTCAGTTCAATGCTCATGGGCGCGCCGCCAAAGCCTTCGCCCTCTAGCCGGATGTGCGCCACCTTGCGGTCACCCAGCCACGGCACGTGGTCAGAGGGGCCTATGTGCACGTCTTCAGCCGGTAGCTCCACGCCCATCACGCTGGTCACAGCCTGCGTCTTGCTGATCTTCTTGCTGAGCAACCGGTCACGCTCCAGCATGTTGAGGAAGTCGGTGTTGCCGCCCACGTTCAGCTGGCTGGTGCGCTTCAGCTGAACGCCGCGCTCACGCATCAGCGTGGCTAGTGCCCGATGCACGATTGTAGCGCCCACCTGTGACTTGATGTCATCACCAATGATGGGCACACCCGCCCGCTCAAAGCTGTCAGCCCAGAAGGTGTCAGAGGCAATGAATGTGGGCATACAGTTGACGAACGCACATTTGGCGCGCAGCGCCGCCCCGGCATAGTGCCGTGCCGCCAGTTCAGAGCCGACTGGTAAATAGTTGACCACCACGTCAACCCGCAGGTTGCCCAGTATGTCCTCAACTTCAACCGGCTCAACCGTGCTTTCACCTACGATCTCACGCAAGTAACGGCCCAGACCGTCAAAGGTGGGCCCCCGGTAGACCTTGCCGCAGTCAGGCACGTCATCATCGTAGATCAACATGGTGTTGTTGGGTCGGGCCCAGATGGCTTGGTTGACCGGTATGCCCACCTTGGTGTCAACCACGTCAAACCCGGCAACCACCTCAATGTCACCGGGGCCGTAGCCGCCCAGCACGGGTGTAATCATGCCCGGCTTGGGGAAGTTGTCAGATGTCCGGCTGTAGTAGGCCAGACCTTGGATCAGAGCGCTGGCGCAATTGCCCACACCCACAATGGCTACGCGTATCTTCCGCATAAAGGCCCTCTCAATTTGATGATCATTCTGATAAACAGACGGCCCACGGAATGCTGAAACCGTGGGCCGCCTGCCCCCTCCGGGGCCCGCCAACCAACCAACCAACGGCGGGCCCTAGAAAACTCAGCCTAATCTCCTTCAGGTTCTGACGCCAGCAATTTTCCCATAGCGCTCACCGTCTTGACGCTGACCGGGTTGATGTTGGTGTGCACCATAGGCGGCACGGTCTGGCGGTAGTTGCTGGCGTGCCCGCCGATGTCATCACTGAACTTGTGGGCGGCGCGCTCAGCACGGGCCCGCTCAGCAGTCGTTAATTTGAACCAATGGTCCGCCATGGTTGATCACCTTCTGTTCAAAGTCTGGCTCGTAATGCTCAGCTATGGGGCGGGGTGGTACGCCCGCCACTGTCTGGTGGCCGCAGCCCATACACTGCCACAGGTCACCCACCCACAGCTTATAGGGTTGCCACGCCTCAGGCACCGCTGTTCCGGGGGGAGCGCCGTAGATGCTGGGCATCCCCTCAATGAAGTAGTAGCCGTTGCGCTTGACGCGGTAGAACCGCTGGCAGGGCAGGCAGATGGGTTTCATGGGTGCAACCTCAAGAACGCATCTACGCTCAGCAGCACCATGAGCAACAGAACCAGCCCCAGCCACATGCCGGGGTGGGTGTATTTGGTGATGACCCTTTGCACCCAGTTCACAGGCTCAGCCTCCGCTCAAAGACCATGAACGGGCTGCTGACGTAGCCGGTGATGCCACGCCGCTCAAGCGCCGCCCTGATGCGGTGGCCGCCGTCACCGGTCAAGAACACATCCAGAGGCAGGCCATAGAAAGTCAGGCGGAACGGCGCGGTGTCACCATCAGCGTTGACCAGCCGCGCTTCCACAATGGGTATGTAGGGCCGTTTCTTCATTTGTAGGTCCTCCTGAAATGCATTTGCAGTGCCAGCACCGCCCAGACCATCATCACCAAGGCTGCCTGTCGGTGATCAGTGAACCAGCAGCCAAAGCTGAGGGTCAGAGAAATGACCACCTCGATGGTGGTCATCCTCTGGCTGGTACGGTAGGTGAAGTTGCTTTTCATGCCGCACCCTCCTCAGTCATGGTGGTCATTACCGAGCCCGCCTGCGGCGCAAGAGAAATTTCAACCGGCTTCTGGGCGGGCTTCAGGTCGGCTGGCGTGGGCATTGGCACGTCAACCAGAACCTCTTGTGCCCTCGTTACGGCCACGTAGCAAAGGTTAATTTCCTGCTCCACCTGCCAGTCTTGCTTGGCGCGCGGGCTGGGCATGATTTCACCACGGCCCAGAATGTGCACCACCGGCCACTCCAACCCCTTGCTCTTGTGGACGCTGGACAGCACCACCATGTTGGCCGTCTGGCCCTCAAGGCCAATGTCAGCGAACATGCTCTCAACCATGGCCTGCATTTCAACCACCGTCTGAAGGCCGCGCTCACGGGCCCGCTCAAGCAGGCAGATGATGGTGGCGTGCTTGTCTTCATGACGAGCCAGCTTGGCTTCATCAAGCTTGCCAGCGGCAGCCAGCTTGGCGCGCTCACGGGCATCCCACTTGGTCAGCTTGCCTTCAAAGGCGTCTAGGCCCTTGACCTTCCAGCGGCCGACCAGCGCCACCAGACCGGCACCAATCTCACGGCCCTCAATCTTGGCGGGCTTGCCTTCACGGATCAGGCGGAAGCAGAGTTCAACCAGCGGCGCATTGGTGCGGCACAGCACCGCCTGACCGGGCTCAATGGTGTCAAGCATCTGGCGGTAGGTAGCGCTGCGCACCACGCCCTCAGCGGCGGTAGGGGCTGCGTTGATGTGGCTGACGTACTCACGCGCCACCGCAACCACCGCCTGCGGGCAGCGCCAGCTGACGCTGAGGCTCAGGGTCACCGCGTTGAACAGCTGGCGTATCAAATCCAGTGAGCGGTTGTCAGCGCCGGTAAACCCAAAAATCGCCTGATGCGGGTCACCAACGGCAACCAGACGGCCCGTGGGCTTCAGCATGCGCTTGGCGATCTCACGGCGCACGCCATTGGTGTCTTGCGCCTCATCAATCAGCACCCAGTCTTTGGTCCAGAAGCGCAGGTTGAGGAGCAGCGGCAAGTAGCACATATCATCAAAATCAACCACGGCACGGTTGGCGTTGCTCAGCGCCAGAGCGCGCTCGGCGGTGGCCACCAGCTGGCTGGGGTCAAAGTCATCAGGCAGGCGGTCAGCCACGTCATAGCGGTTGATCAGTTCAACCCAGAAGCGCGGCTGCACCACCGGCACCAGACCCTTGACGCCAAAGCCCGTCTGCTTGGCAAGGCCGACCAGCTGGCAGATGGCGGTCACTTCACCGTCAACCGGCAGCCGCGCCGCAAACACGCCCTCATGGTTCTCAACCAGCGCGTCAACAATGTTGCGCACCTTCTTGTCATCAACGGTAACCTTGTCATTGGCCTTGCGCAGGGCGCTGAAGCCAGCGGAGTGGAACGTGGCAGCCATCTTGCTGTCAGGGCCGGTGCCGCTCAGGCCCATGGCGGTCAGGCGCGCCTTCAACTCAGCGCCCATCTTGGTGTTGTAGGCACCCAGAAACACAGTGCCGGGCATGCGCTTGACGCCCTCAACCAGCGTGGTGGTCTTGCCCGCGCCCGCAACGGCTTCAAGCACGCAAGAGCCCTTGCCCGTCTCAATCCAATCAAGAAACGCGGCCTGTTCAGCAGAGGGCGTGAAAACTTTGGTGGTGGTGGACATGTGAAAAACCCCAGAAGGTGGGGGCCCCAGTGGCCCCGGTCCTTCTCGTATATGCGTAAGCGACTGCCGTGTAAAGCGATAAAATGCACTGCTTGATAAAAATCCCTACCGTACCTGACCAATCCACGCCACACCACGCCCTGCCGTACCGAGCCGGACCGTACCAAACTAATCCTTCTCCCCCATGAACTTCAGCCGAGCCAACGTAATCCTGTCACGCTTCACCACCTGCTGAGTGATGCCCTCAAGCTTCTTGACCGGCTGCACCGGCTTGGCAGCGTTAGGATTGCGCGCCTTCCACGCTGCCACCCCGGCAGTGCTGTGGGTGCCGTTGGGCACCTTGATACGACGAGCCATTGCTCAACTCCTTCACTCATCATTCATCCGCCAGTTGGTGCCTTGCAGCTTGTGGTGATCGTGCCACCACAGACTGTACATGTCATGCAGCTTAGGCTCCTTCACGCTGTCTTTGAAGTTGCCGTAATCAATGTTCATGATACGTTCATGCACCAGCTGCGCGATCATGCTGGCAGGCACGCTGACGCGCCAGCGGTAGTCACGCTGCGGCGTGCGGCTGATAGGCATTCTACCGGGGAACAGTCTGGTTAGGTGTGCTTTGCGCCGGGCGCGCACCAGCATATGCCCGGCGCGGGCCGGGTCTTGCACGATTGAGACAAATCCATCATTAAGGCAAATCCACATCATACGCTCCAAAAGGGTTGATTGATGTCCCCTTTTAGCCTCGTTGATGCTGAAAGTAAATGGATGTTAGTGCGTTGCGCGACTTAGCTCTACGCCCCAGTCAGCGCCATCATCAGCCAAGCCATGCTCAACGCGGCCTGCCTCAAGCGCCTCTGCAACGATATCAGCGGTGTTGAACATCAGGCAGATGGGGCACACCTTGAACCGCCGCGCAATCTTGCGGCTGATGCGGATCAGCATCAGCGTGGCCTGCATTTCGCTCTGGATATCTTCAGTATCTTCGGTCACAGCCAAGTCTCCAAAATCATTCGCGCTGCGCTCAAGTCGGGTCAGGCCCATTTCTGCCAGCAAAACTGCACGCAGTTTTTCCAGATCAGCGCTGATGATGACGCTGTTGGTGGGCTGCTCGCCTCTGAACTGCCGCGCCACGTAGCAATGCGGGTAGTCACGCGGGTGGTCGTAGACCGTCCAGATAGACAGCGTGTCAGTCACAGCATAAACCTTCCAGATCACAATACCCACAATATGAATGAAACTATCAGGATCAGCCCGGCTTCCATCATAGCACCTACCACCACGCCGAACCAGAATGTGCCCAGCCCGCGTATCGGCGGTGGGTCGTCATCATCCCAGTCGTATTTCATTTCTTGCGCTTGTGGACGCCCCTGATGGTGCCCTTGTTGATGGATGCATAGAAGACGCGGGCACCCTTTTTCTTGCCGTACTCAGCCGTCATGGCGCGCTTGATCTTCTTGCCTTTTTTGGTCAGCGGCATGTCACTTACCTCGCTTAGACAGCTTCAACCTCTTGCGCTTACGTGGCTTAGTCTTGGCTTTTCCACGTTTGCCGCCCGAACTTGCCTTCACTGTGCTGTCGTTTGGCTTTTTCTGCAAGGGCATGATGGGCCTCAGGGTTATCGGTAAGATAGCGGGCACGGCCTTCACGCATCTTCTGCTTGGTGGCCTCAGACCAGCGCCGCGTCTTGCCGGTGGCGTCCCTGATGGTGTTCAGCAGCACCTTGGGGTGGCTCATCCAGAAGGTTTCACGGTCAGGGTCATCGTCAAGCAGTTCAATGTGCCAGTCGTCAGGTTGCGTAACTGACCACAGGTCTTGCAGCGCCTTGCAAGTGTGCATGCCCCGCGTCAACATGCTCTTGTGCCATGACAGGCGGTTATAGATGCACCGCTTGGTGCCGCCCACGTAGCCCGCGCCAGAGGCGTGCATGATGGCATAGACCCCCGGTTTATTGCGCTCATACCCGTCCCACATCAGCCTACCTTTTCAAATCGTGAAGCGTATGCACCGTGTTTGAAAAGCTGCTTGGGCTTGCCTTCGTTTAGACGGGTCCTTTCAAATTTATCCCATTCACAAAGGATATTCTGCACGTCTTGAGCATCAGGCACTGGCCAGCCCTCACCTTCAAAGTAAGGGGCCATTGCCTCACGCAGCCGCAGCAATGTCAGCCTGAACTCGTCTTCACGCCATGGCGTGCCTATGGGTCTGCCCATCACCCTATTCAAGCCACGCTTTGAACCCGGTCCACTAGCGCAAAACGTATGCCAATCCTTGGCTTCTTTCAGCGCCGGGGTGGCGTGCTTGATGTCGGCAATCACCTGCGCCGCCATGAAGCTGGCCATGCCGAACCATAGGCCCAGCTGCATGTGCCAGCTGGTCAGCGTGTCACCCTGCTTGGGCCTGATCTGTTCACGCTTTTCCCACATAGGGGTCAGCACGTTGTCAGCGATATACTCACACTTGTCACCGGGGTTGCGGGTGCCGATGATGTAGGCAGCCGACCAGACGCGCAGGCCCTTGGCCTTGCGGGCCGCGCCTATGGCCTTGAACCGGTCAGGGTTCCACGGCAGCGTAATGCCGCATAGAGCCTCAAGCATTTCCACATTGTTGATGTGCCGGGCCACCACAAAGGCGTGCCACAGGTCAGGGTGGTCAGCGTAGGGCTCACGCCAGTAGATGCGTAGCCACTCAGTCACCGTATCCAGCTCCCGGTACATGTTGCAGAACCGGTAGGTCTTCAGAATGGGGTCGGTAGTCCACGTTTCCGGGGGAGCCCCGGCTGCGCGCTTCAGGTAGATGGTGTGCCGCTTCAGGGCAAAGTTCCAGATATCCTCGGTACGCATGCCGTTACTCCCCTAGAGTTTTTTTATGGCAAGGCTACGGTCAGGCTGTAGCCTCATCCTCAGTTACAGTCTCAGTCTCAACCTGCTTCTTGGCCTTGGCCTTCTTGGCCTTCTTGGCGGGCTTGGCCTTGGCCTTGGCCTTGGCCGCCTTCTTGGCCTTCTTGGGCTGGTCCTCACCGTTGGTGGTGATGCCGGGCCGCAGGCTGATGAAGTCCTTGCCCACATCATGGGCGATGTCTACCGCCAGCAGGCCCGCCGCCTTGGCTTCACGCACCGTCATGCCATCGCGGTAATACTCAAACCGCCTGTGTGCCGCGCTGCCCTCACGCTTGGGGTTGTCTTCGGCCACCATGGTGATGATGTCGTTTTCATTGATGCGCTTGCGCGCCGTTGCACTTACCATTTCAATCTGTCCTCTATGGGGTCTGGGGGAAAACCGCGCATCCTACTTCAACTGGCCTCAGAACCTGTCTCAGTAGGACACGCGGTAAGTCGTACTCGCCAGCAATACACTCCTGCCGACAAGAAGTAAAGCTTATAACTCATAACTCCGTTGATAGTTTCGTGCCCTGACTATCGTCAATTTTTGCTTGGCGCGGGTCACCGCCACATACCATGTGCGGGCCTCGTCATCTGGCAGGTATTTGGCTTCATCAAGCGTGCGCCACGCTATATCCAGCAGGATTACTACATGGTCCGCCTGTGCACCCTTGGCCCCGTGCATGGTGCTGATGCGTATCTTGGGGCGCTCGGTCAGCTTCTGGCCGCCCTGAAGCACCTTGACCATGTAGCTTTCTTCCTCAGGCTTTATGCGCCGCGTGAACGCCTTGCGCCAAAGGTCATCAGCCAGCAGCCCACCGGCTTCTTTCAGGTCCTGCATGGTCACCAGTTGGTCACGGTCCTGCCATGCAGGCAGCTTCTTGTGGCCGCGCGCGTAGCCGGTGCCCGAACTCATTTCGTCATAAACCTTCTCAGCCTCATCAACCGTCACCTCACCGCCACGCCGCAGGCGCTCCCACCACACAATGGCGTTGATCAGTGATTGCCGCACTGACGGGTTGTCATGATATTCATACAGGATGCCTTGCCGCTTCAGCATGGGTATCACCGGGTTCTGCAAGAACTGGGTGTTGCGGCTCAGGATCAGTGTATCCTCATTCACGTCTATGTCGGCGTTGTCCAGCAGGGCAACGTACTCAACCGTGCCTTGGCCGTCACGCGGGGCCCATGCCTTGGCGCGCCGGTTCTTGATGCCGCCCACTATCCTGAGCGCTATGGTCTGCACCTCAGGCGGCACCCGCCAGCTGTGGTCAAGCACTGTCACGTCACCCTGCAAGCCTATGAAATGCTCAACGGCGGCACCCGCCCAGCGGTAGATGGCTTGGTCATCATCACCGGCCACCACCACGCGCCGCGCGCCTTTGGCCAGCTGGTCAACCACCTGCCATTGCAACAGGCTCAGGTCTTGCGCCTCATCAACAAACAGCACATCCAGCGGCACGTGGCCCTGCATGACAAATTTGGCCAGCATGTCGGTGTAGTCCAGCAGGCCGTAAGTGGTCTTGAACTTGACCAGCGCCTGAGAAATGAAATCCACAACTGGCCATTGCGTATCATCACGGTTCTCAACGTGATCGTATTGTTCACGCAGGCTGACGCGCCGCACGCGGGCAAGGTTGTCTATGAACAGGCAGCGGTCACCCGTCTCAAAGCCAAAGGTGGTGCCGTCTTCCCATGATGTGTAATTGCTGAGCTTGTGTCCGCAATATTTAGCAAACTCCTGTAGCTTCTTGCCCTCAAACACTTCCTCATTCTTCATGCCCAGTGAGCGGAAGCACAGGCTGTGCAGGGTGCTGACCCACGGCAAGTCCTTGTCACCCAGCTTGAATTTGACCTTGGCCCGGTCTTTGGCCTCACGCGCGGCGCGCTTGGTGAATGAGACATAACCAATGCGTTTGGGGCTGGTCCCCCGGTCAAGCTCACTCTCCATCTGTTGAAGCAGATAGGTGGTCTTGCCGGTGCCGGGTGGGCCCAACACTATTTCCATTCAATTCACGCTCACACCAAACATGCTGATATCCACCCTGACATAAGGCAAGCCGCCCGGCAGCATGTGCCATTTCTCACGTGGCGCGCAGAATGTCATCAGCCCGCTGGCAATGCCCAGCGCCACCAGCTTCTCAATGTCAGACATATCTACCGACCAGATCACGCCATCACCGCGCTCAATCATGGCACCCACGCTGCCGCCTTCACCCACGTCGCTTCTAAAGCCTGCGGGCAGGCTCAGCAGCATGCGGATGATTTCCTCACGGTAGCCGTGCAGCTTCTTGATGCTGAACGTGTGCCTCAGCAGCCAGCCTGTCACCTCAATGCGTTGCAGGCTGTTGCGCGTGCCCTCTGCCCGCCAGCACGCGCCATAGACGTGGTGCAGGCGGTCAGCGGTCAAATAGGCGTCACTGGTTGACGCGGGTGGGCTCATATTGGGTCCTGCGCAGGTTCTTTGGGCGTGGGCGTCACGGTCTTGGCTGCAAACCCTCTAGGTACTGCCCAGACCCGTGTGCCCTTGCCATTCAGGTTGAAAAAACCACTCTCACCGCCTATGGCGCGCAAGCGTGTAACCATCTGGCCACGCGTGTATATCTTGAAGTTAGCGTCGTTCAAGAACTTCTGCAAATCCTTTAACCTGAACCAATATTTGTGTCGCTCAGCCTTCTCATCCTCATCATCAAGCCATGGCAGGCCCAGCAATATCTCCTCACGTGAATTGCTCTGCTTGTGGTTGTTGATGAAATCATCCAGTATTTCAATGAACTGGCCGCCGTAGCCTACCTCCTCTGACACCTCTATCTTGTTCACTTCACGCAGGGCCTCCGCCAGAACAGCATCCCACGCCTGTTGTTTCATGCCCTCAAAGCGCATGTAAAAGCGATCTGTACACACCGTCTGGAAGTTGCGGTAATTGACCAGTTCCTGCGTGGTCAGTTCAATGCGGTGTTCACCAACATCCATAAACCACAGCGGCGGATCAGTAGGCAGCACGCTGAGCCCGCCTATGACGGGCATGCCATTGCTGCCTGAAGCCACGCCATGCTTGCGCGTGCGGCACAGGGCACTCTGGCAGACGGCTACGATTGGCTGTTTCTTGCAGGGGTAGAAATACTCCTTTGCTTTAAGGCTCCTGATGATATCGTTCATTTCACTATGTTCTAGTTGCGGGTCCACAAACTCAAGGTTCCAACGCCAAAGCTCTTTTTCCCAGCTGTTGGGGTATTTCTTCTTGGCAAAGATGCCAAAAGCCATCATGCCTTCGTTACGCGCACCTTGGGTCAGACCTACCTTGCTCAGGTGCTGCAAACAGGGTGGCCCATCCCTGAACTCAGCTTCTCTGCTGGTCACCTTCTCATTCTTGGTTGCTGTATGCTGCGCCGCCTGACCCAACCACAACGGGACGGCAGCCAGACGGTCACACTCATCCATAAATTCATCAGGCGTCATCGTGCCACCATCACGCCTGACGGCCCAGCGGGTGTCACCAAAATAGGGCATATTTATCCAGCTGCCCAAGTCACCGCGCTCAACCGCCACCTGTCGCTGCTTGGGGAATATCTCTGAGCCGCCATAACCCACCAAGGCTGACAGGCTCTGTAGCCCCATCTGCATGGCTGTGGCCGTAAGTCGCTTATTGAAAAATGCCCAGACATGGGCCCCGTCTGACTTTGAACGCGTGATGATTACCTGCGCACCTTCTTTATCAAGTTTCTTGTACAACGCGCTGATATCGACGCTATAATCATCAATATCAATGGCTCCAAAACAACACTTGTTCTCAGCATCAATAGGGATAACCCCCAACGGCTTCTCACCGCTCAAATGCAGGCCCCAAAGATTATCCCAATCCAAACCCTTGCCACGTTTGGTTATCGCTGAAGATTTAATCTCAACCTTGCCCCCCAGTATTTCCGCTACGGCGGCATCCTTGTTGTAAAAACCATAGGCTTCATGAAAGCCTTCAAACCGCCTCACAAAGCGGCTCACCAATTTAGGATCAGTCATCACTTTTCCTTTCGGGGCTTAAAGGGGCGTACTTGGTGTTCGCTGGCCGGGTGCGACCCGGCTACAAAGCAGGCTATGCCAGACCTTAGGGGGCTCAGATTTCGTCAGACACCCCGCCACCGTGAGCATCTTCATCAGTGCTGGCCTTGATGATGCCCGCCTTGGCACCTTCATGCAGGCTCTTGCCCGCCGCCAGCAGGCCGGGGTCTTCAATGCGGCCACCGTCATCAACGGTGGTCACGTAGAATGACCCCTTATTGTTCTCACGCGGCTTGCTGCCGATGATGTACTTGCGGTACCAGCTGGCCATGGGCCGCACCTGACCATTGATGATCATGGGTTTGCGGGTGGCCGGATCAATGACCTTGAAGCCGGACATCAAAGTATTCCACTGCTTGCTGCTGGTGTGGCCTGTTGACTTGAAGGCAATCACCGCTGGCTGCGGCACCTCACCCGTGAGGATCTGGCCAAAGTGGTAGCGGGTCTCCAACAGTTCAGTGCCCCGACTGGTGGTCCACTTGGCTGGGTTCTGCGGGTCAGCGCCCTGCTTGCCACCCAGCTTGCGCATGGTGTCTTCAACCGTGCCCTCGATGGGGTGGCGCGCCACCAGACCACCACCCTGCTCGCGCGGCACCCACTCAACGATTTCCTTGCTGAGCATGCAATGCTGGAACTCAAGGCGCGGCAGCTTGGTGCGCTTGGCTGTGACTTCATCGCCAGCGTACAGTGTCTTGGTTGCCTTGTTCAGGTACATGCCCGGCTCAGCGCCTTCAACGTACTCGGGGTCACGCTTCTTGACCTCAGGGCTCATGTCCTGAAGCAACACCACAAACGGCAATATGTTGTCTTCAGATGCCGTGCTGACGCCAGCCCCGGCATCATCCAGCATTTGCTGAAGCATTTCAGCGGTGATCAGGTCACCGCCGCCGTTTTCCTTCTTAGCTACTTCCTTGGCCATACTTCACTCCTTCACTTGGGTTATCTTGACAATGCGACCAACCGTGCCACCTATCAGGTCAAGCGGCGGCAGCTGTTCACCGCTTTCATGCAGTTCCTTCAGCCACTTGGTCAACGTGGCGTGATGCACAGAACGCCTGCGCAGCACCTCTGCCTGCTGAAACCGGGTCTTGATCAGGCGCTCAGCCAGTATAGCATCCTCATTGCTGCCGCGCGCAAACTCAACCACGATCTGGTTCTTGATCAGGTCAGCGGCATCATTGGCTTCAAGCCACGCAAGGCCGGGGTGGTTCTGGTCCTCAACCGGGATGGCCGCCTTGTAGTAGGGCACGGCCTTGAACTGCCGCCCGTCTACCTGAAGCAGCGGCACGTCAGCGTCATCCATCAGTTCAACAAGGTCAGTGGTCAGTATGGCCATGCGCCGGGTTTTGAGTTCTGTAATGCGCAATTCATTCTTGGCAATGCGGTCGTCTATGTCATTAAGCTCAGCCGCCAGCTGCCGCATGCGCTCAAGCGTTGGCCCTGCCGGGGGATCAGTATCTGTCATGGTGGTTTGTGTCCTAGTTTGCTTACCCGGTTGAGGGTACAGTCCGGCAATTTTGCTATCAACCCTTATACGCGTAAGGGGTAAATTTTATTTTGACCCTTTTTACATGCGTGCTGATAAAGTGATAAAGTGATAGCTTACGCGCGCGCGCCCTTGCTGGCTATGGCTTTGCTTAGTTATCACGCGCTTATCACTTTTGCGGTTCTATCACTTTTGCCACCAATTGCACCCCCGGTCAGCCGAGGTTACACTCAAACCCATGCTTCAAGACATCCCAGACACCTACACCCCCCGGTCAGCCCCGCTGGCCCACCAGCAAGAGGCTCTGGCCATCGGCTGGCGGCGTGACTTCTTCGCCTACTTTCTTGAAATGGGTCTGGGCAAGAGCCGCGTGGCGCTTGATGACTTCCTGCTGAACTATGAGGATAACCGCGTTGACGGCCTGATCATCATCGCGCCCAAGGGCGTCTACACCAACTGGGGCCGCCTCAGCCGTGAGAACCCCGGTGAGGTGCAACGCTGGCTGTGGGACAAGTACCGTGACACCGCGCAGACCTACATGTACCGCGCAGGTCGCAAGAAGACTGACTATGAGGTGCGCCGCCAGCTGCTGAACACCAGCATGCCTAGCCCCCGGATACTGCTGGTCAACGTTGAGGCGCTGGCCTCAACCGGGGATGCCGCTGAGCTTGTCAGGCAGTTCTGCCAGACCCACCGCACCATGATGGTGGTTGACGAGTCAACCGTCATCAAGAACCCCAAGGCCAAGCGCACCCGGTTGCTGCACAAGCTGGCCCAGCTGGCCACCATGAGACGCATCATGACCGGCAGCCCCAGCACCGGCAGCCAGTCAGACCTGTGGGCGCAGTTTGAGTTTTTGCGGCCCGGTGCCAACCCGCTGGGGTTCAAGCACTTTGTCATGTTTCAGGCGCACTTCAACAAAATGTTCATCATGCAGGGCCATGGCTTCAGCTTTAAGAAGGAGGGCGGCCCGCTCAATACGGAACAGCTTCAGCACCTTGTCAGCCTGCACAGTTTCCGGCGGCGCAAGGTTGATTGTCTGGATTTGCCGCCCAAGGTCTATAGGCGTTGGGAAGTGGAACTGACCCAGCAGCAACAGACCGTCTACAAGGAGTTGCGTGAGTTTGCCTTGGCCACGGTCAACATCAAGGACAGCATGGAGTTTGTGCCTGTGTCTACCGAGCTGGTGGTCACCCAGCTGATGCGCATGCACAGCGTCATCTGCGGCCACATCAAGACGGATGATGGCGTGGTGCGCCGCCTTGACAGCAACCGCATGGCCGCCGTTGAACACATCATCAGCGCCGCTGATGTGCAGGAGCAGGTGGTGATCTGGTGCCACTGGCGTGAAGATGTGGCGCTGGTTATCAAGCGGCTGCGTGAGCTTTATGACGAAGACAGCATTGCCGCGTGGCATGGCGGCGTGGGCTCTGCCCAGCGTGAAGAATACGAAGCTGACTTTCAGGCGGGCCGCCGCCGCTTCATGGTGGCCACTGACCAAGCCGGGGCGCGTGGCCGCACGTGGACCGCAGCCACCTTGGTGATCTATTACTCAAACGGTTACGATTGGGAAGTCAGGGATCAAAGTGAAGACCGCACCCACCGCATAGGCACCAAAGGCACCGTCACCTACGTTGACATCGTGGCCCCCGGCACCGTGGATGAAAAGATCATCAACGCCCTGCGCACCAAGCGCAGCATTGCCCGCGCCGTGGTGCAAGACGGTCTTGCCGCTTGGATATAAACCCGGCTGAAACCGGCCGGGTTTTAGTTCCCTAATTAAAGGGACTTGACAGTCAGATCAGACCGAGAATACCTTCTGTCCCATCGCACTATGTTGCGATGTTCAAAGGGCAATGCGCCCGGAAAGAAGGTTAGTTCCATGGAAAGTGAAGACAAGAAGAAGACGCTCGGTGAAGAACTCAACGAGCGTATTGATGAACTGCTTGCGCAGGTCACAGATGCCGACAGGGCATTTGTGGAGAAGGTCAGGCAGCCCGGCTTTTTCAGCCCGGCTGAGACTGTCACCCCGGTGCAGTCAGCGCTCATTCTCAAGGCCAATAGCCACAACCGCCGTATCAGCAATGCCCAGTTGGACATGCTGATGGGTATTCTGGTGCGTGGTGACTGGAAGCGCACCCATCAGGGCATGGCATTCTATGAGGACGGTGATCTTATGGATGCACAGCACCGCCTTGGTGCCAGCGTGCTGAGTGGCATACCGCTGGTGGGCCTGATGATTTCAGGCGGCTACAAGAAGGATGACAACGACGCCATCGACGCAGGCACCAAGCGCACTGCGGCAGATGCGGCATCACTGGCCGGTCTGCATGACGCGGCGCTGAAGTGCTACGTGGTTGATCAGTGGATGACCTATGAGCATCGCCTGAACTACGGCAAGCCCATCAGCCTCACCAATCATCAGGTGAAGGTCAAGGCCATTGAGCATGACAAGGCGCTTGGCGCGGCCATTGGCCGGGCTGATCTGGTGGTCAAGCAGTGCGCCATTGCCGTCATGAGCCGCAAGGAAATCGCGGCGCGTGACTTTGAAATGGTGCAGAGCGGCTGGTCGCCGGTCTTTGCGCAGACTATGTTGACGCTGGTCAATCAGGGTACGGCTGATTACGACGGTGCGCCCACGGTGTACCTGAGTGACGCCTACCGGCTGGACCGGGAAGACAAGGCCAAGCACAAGCTGACCACCCTTCAGCGTCAGGCTATGTGGCACAAGGCGGTCGATCTTTACGCCCACAAGAAGCGCGTCAGCAAGAACGCCATTGCGTGGAAGATTGGCAACCCTATGCCCGGCATGGCCCCGGCGTCTGATGTGGATCAGTCGGCGGCTGCCGAGTAGTCAACTGGGGGCGCGCCAATGCGCCCCCTCTTTTTGGGGTGAAATCAAATGGAACAGAACATGAGCAACATACCAGAACTGGTGGCCCGCGTGCAGCAAGCCATGGCCGATTACAAGGCTGGGTTGGCCAAAGAAGCTGCTGGTATTGCCACGGCGGCCATCGGCCGCGCAGAGGCGCAGGCAGCGGTGGTAAAATACGGTGCAGCGCTATCTGAGGGCCGCAAGAAATTTGCGTCAGACACAGAGTTTGGCCAATGGGTGCATGACAGTGGCTTTGATGCTGAAAAGCCATGGCAAGACCACGATGTCCGATGGGCTGCAAGACAGGTTGCAGAAGCTGCTGTTGATCACGTGATCAACAGTGACTTTTCTGATTGCACAGTTACCAGCCCACGACGGATGTGGGACTGGTGCAAAGACCGTATTGCTTTTGCTGAAGCTGAGGCTGCGGCTGCGGCTGCGTTACTGACCAAGCAACAGGCTGAGGCTGAGCGCGCCGCCAAGGCTGAGGCTGACGCACGTGCCCGTGAGGAGGCTGCGCTACAGGCCAAGCGTGATGCCGAGGCTGCGGCGGTGACCGCCGCTGAAGCTGAGGCGCGCAGGCGTGAGCGTGAGGCGGCTGAGGCTGAGGCTGAGGCACGCAGGCGTGAGGAAGCTGAACAGCAGAAAGCTGCCAAGGCCGCTGCTGAGAAAGAACGTAAGGAGCATGAAGATCAGAAGGACTCAAGGTCAAAGCTGAACGCCATGTTTGGGCCTGCCGCCGCCAAGGTGGTCATGAACAGGTTCAAGCACTGGGGTTCAATCCGCAATGCTTTTGATGGCGTGGGCAAGGCGCTCAGCAAGCGTCTGGGCAATTATCTGGCTGAATGCTGTCAGGCCCCTGATTACCCTGAGGTGTTGCTAGGTGTCACGTGGTCCGCGCAGATGTTATACCCGCATCTACCCAAGCGGCTGCTTGATCATCAGCCCAAGACCAAGACCATTAGCGGATTGGGCAAGATACACAGCACCCTTGTTGAAACTGAACGACGTTTCAAGATGACGCCTGAGTTCGGCATGACTGACCCACCGCTGGCCGCCTTCAACAAGGCACACGCCATCATGGTGGCCTTGCTCAACGCCCAGAGCGCTGCCAAGGACGCTGCCAAATATGGTGAAGGCAGCGGCACCATGGACCCCAAGGCCAAGGCCAGCACCAAATACCGTGACGATGAGGGTAAGTCAGAGGTGATCATCATGGGTACGCGCCTATGGCCTATATTGGAAGATGCCACGGCCACCTACAACTATGACGATCTGCGCTGCGCCCATGGGTTTGTGGATGATGTGTTCAAGACATTTCTTGAGCCACGGGACTCCTCTATGGATACCAAGTTGCTCAAGGTGCGGCACCTGCTGTCATGGGTCAACGGCGGCTACAACGCCAAGGGCGCAACGCTGGCCGGTACGTTTGAAGCCATTGACAGCGTTGTCACCGCCTATGCCCGCAAAGCCAGCCCGGAAATGAAGACGCCCGGCGTGCGCTTTGACAAAAACGATGGTAATGCTAGGGGCACATAATGACCAAGAACCTCTACACCATTGACGATTTCTGCCAGCGCAACAGCCAGACGCGCAGACGGCTTGACCGCCTGTGGGCGCGCGGCATAGGGCCGCGCCGCACCTACATTGGCGGCAGGGTGTTCGTCTCAGCCAAAGATGAACAGGCGTGGCTTGACCTGATGGCCAACCCCACTGGCAAGGCGGCCAAGCTGGCTGAGGCCACCCAGACCATGATGCATGAGAAGGCTCTGCACGCGGCGCGCGCCGGGCGCTTGGCCGGGCACTGAAACGAAAGTATGATTTTTCCCATGCCCTGTCAGGTAGTGAAGCGACGCGCCGCCTGACTGGGCTAGGGGGTGGCAATTGTGGCGCTCTCCAGCCTACCAACAATGCCGCCCCCGCCTGTCTCAACCAAGGGGGTCACCATGTCAGCCAAGGTCATACCAATCACCGCCACGCGCAAGCTGATACAGGAGCATCATACCGGTGGCAAAGGCGGCAGGCATAGGGTTGACCGGCATAGCATCAAGGAACTGGCCAAGCGCGCCAACCTGACGCCCACCACGGTGTCACGCATCATGAACCGTGAGACGCGCAGCCCGCGCATGCTCACCTGCATCATGCTGTTCAAGGCGCTGGGGTTCACCGCAGTCAGGTTTGAATAATAGCGCTAGTCGCCTAATTTTTAACGGTGTACTGTGACGCTTTACGAGTTCTAGCATGGGCCATGTGGGCGGCTGGCATAGTGTGCCGCCCAGTTAAGGGGATAAACGCATGAAAACCATATTGGGGACAGCAGCCCTGTTGCTTCTGCTGGGCATGGGTGCGGCCAACGCAGCCACCGTCACGCTCGGCGGTCAGAACTGGACATTGGGCGGCACTACCTTGGGGCTGGTGGCGACGCCAACGCCCACCGCCAATCAGCCGAAGGATGCACCGTGCCTTATCTGCGGCGGCGCTCAGCCACAGCAGCCAGCCAACTTTGGCTACAATGACTTCGGCAACACCGGCAACCAGACGGACTTGGCGTTCTTCTCGTCTGGCATCTTCAAGGATCATCTTGCCGGTGACACCATCGGCACGGCGTACACGTTTGGCACGCTGAGCAACTACCTGCTGGGCATGAACGACCCAACCCTGACCTTCAGCATTGGTGTTGACATGAACGACACCAACAAGGCGCAGACGCTGGAAAGCTTCTTCTTTCTGGACCTGACCACGCACACCGTGTTGGCGTCATACTCACCGGGGCCGGGTGGCACGGAGTTGCCATCCATCCACAACGGCACCGGCTATGCCGACTACCTGCTGACCGGCGCGTCACTGGCGGGCGTCAACGTGGGTGACCAGCTGCTGTTCTACTCACGCATCAGCGGCGCAAATGACGGGCCTGACAGCTTCTTTCTCGTAGCGCAGCCCAATGCAGTGCCGCTGCCTGCGGGCCTGTGGCTGTTTGGCACGGCCATTGCCGGGCTGGGCGCTTTCAAGGCCAAGGCCCGGCTGAAAGCCCGCAACACCAATCTCACCACGGCTTGATCAGGCCGTAGTGAGGTAAGGGCGGCCCCCCTTTATGTCCAGAAGGGCCGCCCTATTTTCTACCCTGCAACTACCAACTCATGAGGTTAACCTAATGCGCAAATATCTTGTAACTGTGGCCGCAGCCGCCGTGTTGGCGTTTGCGGCTAGCCCCGGCAAGGCCGCTGTCATCAACGACCTTGGCGTCAACCCGACCAGTGCCCAAGGCGCTTTCAAGAACTCGGTGGGCGGCACCAGCTTCACCGATCAGTATCTGTTCCAGCTGGCCAATGCCCAGAACTTTCTGACCATTGCCAGCGTCACCAACGTCTACCCCAAAGTCACCGACTTCA